GATAAGTTATCCCCACAATCTAAATTAGTTTATTATGCACTAGTTACATTTTGGAATGAAAAGACGAAAAAATGCTTCCCTAAGATGAAAACTATCAGTTCGCTAACAGGTTTATCGTATTCAACTGTAAGACGTTCTATATCGGAGCTTGCTAGACTAAAGGTTATAATTGTGCATAGACTTAGATCCACGCAATCTTATACTTTGCCACTTCAAAACAAGATATGCCTCACAGAACACTCAGATGTGCCTCACAGGCATAATAATAAACTAGATATATATAACTATAATAATAGATATAAAACTTTTAGTAAAAACCCTGTTCAGTTAAACCTTAGAACACCCATTCCTCTGGATGACAAATACTTAGTTAGATTTAAAGCTATTGGAATTGAGGGTGAATTTATCTGCGTGCAGGAGAAGAGTACCGGTAAAAAATTTAAGATACACAGGTTTAAAAAACAAGAACCGATTGCAGATTAATTGTCTATAACTTAGATGTTGCAATAGGTTGTATGTTCGCTTAGATAATCCACAAGATATGGTTGGAAAACCTTTACACAAAGTACAATGCGATAGTATGACGAGAGGAAGTAAATATACTGTACGTTGTAAGGCAAAAGGCAATCTAATGAAATCTGGTTTTTATAGATGTAAAAATCATGGAGGAATGAGTGATTGGAATGCTAAAAGTATTGAAGGCAAAATTAAGGCATTGCGTAACTTAAAGTTTTTAAAACATTTAACAGAAGATGAACTTAGAAAAAAATACGTTAGACACACAGATACAGGAAAAGAAAGCTCAACAGTTAGTAACACTTGATAAGATATCGATTGAGTTAGAAAAGGGAGTTCCACTCACTAAAATTTGTAAAGATAAAAGCATGCCAAGTTTATCTACAATTTACAAATGGATGCGAGATGATGACAGGGTTTATAATCAAATAATGAAAGCTCGCAGGATTGGAGCATTCACATTACTTGATGAGATTAACGAAGAATTAGCAAATCCAAAAAGCAATCAAGAGATGATGTATTGGAGAGAAAAACTAACACATGTACGTTGGATGGTTAGCAAATTGATATCAGACATCTTTGGTGAAAAATCCAAACAGGAGATCAAACAAGACAATGTAATCACAATCCGCTGGGGTGGACAGGTTAAAAAAACAATAGATGTTGATAATCAAAATGCTGAATAGTTGGTTAATGTATGCGCTGCCACAAAGTCTCGCGCGCGCGTTATGGAGTTCATTTCCGATAACGATTAATTATCGGAAATATATCGTAGGTTGTTTTATTAGGATTTTGGCGAACAAACCAAGAACATTCGGGGGGGTGTACCCCAAAAACCACGCGCCAAAACTATTTATATCTATATTGGGAATTTCATACACACAGCCACACATTGCCTATGTCAAAGAATGAAGATGCATTAATTACAGCTTTGTTATTTGTAAATGAAGCCAATGGTTCTTTGGTAATCCATTTTAATGGTTTTGAAGATAATAATCACATGGATAAATTTGCAGCAAAGATATTAAAAAAGATGGGAATTGATTATCATAAAATAGATGATATTTCTGACATGCCGAAAATACACTAATGATTATCGACATACCTTACGATCCAAGACCACAACAAGAAGAATTACATAAGAAGTTAAGGGAATACAGATTTTCTGTTCTTGCTTGTCATAGAAGATTTGGCAAGTCAGTAATGTTAATTAATCATTTGCTTATTGAAGCAATGCTAAACAAAAATAAAAATCCTAGATATGCCTATATCGCGCCAACATACCGCCAGGCAAAAAACATTGCTTGGGATTATTTAAAACAATATGCAGGAGTAATACCAGGAGTTAAATTTCACGAAACAGAATTGAGATGCGATCTACCTAATGGCGCAAGAATAACCCTCCTATCTTCTGAAACACCTGATAGCATTAGGGGTATATTTTTAGATGGAGCTTGTTGTGATGAGATGGCGCAAATAGATCCGACACTTTGGAATGAAGTTCTTAGACCCTGCTTATCCGACAGAAGAGGATGGTGCGTATTTATTGGAACACCTGCCGGCATGTCAAATCAGTTTTATGAATTATATCAATATGCATTAACTCATGAAGATTGGTTTGCTTATATAGCTCCTGCATCCAAAACTAATATAGTTGATCAAGCAGAATTAAAAGCTGCAAGAGAGCAGATGGGTGAAGAAAAATACCAACAAGAATTTGAGTGTTCTTGGATAGCAAATATATCAGGATCTATTTTTGGTAATATTATAAAAGATTTAGAAAATAAAAAACAATTAACTAGAGTTCCTTACAACCCTTCTTTTCCAGTAAACACAGCATGGGATATTGGAGTTGGAGACTCTACTGCAATTATATTTTACCAACAAATTGGTGCTGCAATTCATATTATAGATTATTATGAAAACAACAAAGAAGGTTTACCGCACTATTGTGATATCGTTAATAAAAAAGATTATTATTATAAAACACATTTTGCACCACACGATATAGAAGTTACTGAATTTTCTACTGGCAAGACTAGAAGAGATGTTGCTTACCAACTAGGTATTAATTTTAAAATTTTGCCGAAACTTCCTCTCGAAGATGGAATACATTCAGCTAAAATGATCTTATCTAGATGTTGGATTGACATGGATAATTGTAAGCATTTAGTTGATGCATTAAGACATTATCATAGAAAATATAACGAAAAGATGAAGATATTTCATAGTAAACCTGTACATGCTTGGTCATCACACGCAGCAGATGCTTTTAGATATTTAGCATTATCGGTAAATGATGTATTAACTAAAAACAATTCTATGCCTAGAGCTACAGACTCTGAGTATAAGATCTTTTCTAAATAAGGTATTTACCAATGATAAATAATATAATATGGCTTTAAGATGTTACTAAACTTAATAATTTTTTCAGGATAATACAATGGGATTTTTAATGCCTAAACCACCAGCTCCGCCACCTCCACCGCCACCACCAGCGCCACCACCTGCTTATGACGATGAGGAAAGAAAAGCAAAAGTTGCTGCTGAACAAGCTGAGATTAGACGTAAACGTAAAGGAAGATCTTCTACAATTTTAACAGGCGCGCAAGGATTAACAGAAGAAGAAACTTTACAGAAAAAAACTTTGTTAGGAGAATAATATGGGAGGAGCATTACCAAGTATTCCAAAAATTATTAGTGGTATGGGTGGAGGGTCTAAACCTGCCACAACTGCACCACAAGTTGAAGCTCCTAAGCCGCAACCAATATCATCACCTACTCAAGCAGAAATTGAGCAGGGAGAAACATCAAGATTATTAAAAGCAAAAAGAAGAGGTAGATCTATGACTATACTTACGTCTCCATCTGGAGTAGGGGATCAAACTACCCTTTCAACTAAAACTTTGTTAGGCGCATAATATGGCAATTAACCCAAAAGCAAAATTGGTATTAGATAGATACCAAAGTTTAAACACTCAACGTCAGACTTGGGAAGAACATTGGCAAGAAGTTGCAGATTATATGATGCCAAGAAAAGCAGACATTACAAAAAAAAGATCTAAGGGAGATAAAAGACACGAATTAATTTTTGATGGTACTGCTATTCATTCATTAGAATTATTATCAGCATCATTACATGGAATGCTAACTAATATTTCATCTCCATTTTTTTATTTAAGATATCGAAACAATGAAATTGATAAAGATGATGAAGCAAAAGAATGGTTAGAGTCTTGCACAGATATTATGTATAAAGTTTTTTCATCATCAAATTTTCAACAAGAAATTTTTGAATTGTACCATGATTTAATTTCTTTTGGTACAGCAGCAATGTTAATTGAAGAAGATATTAATGATGATCTAAGATTTAGAACTATTTATATTGCAGAAATTTTTATTACCGAAGATGAAAGAGGCATGGTAGATAGTTTGCTTAGAAAATTTTATCTACCTGCCAGAACAGTATCATTAAAATTTGGCGAACAAAATTTACCTAAAAATTTAAAAGATAAAGCAAAATCATATCCATACGAAGAAGTTCCAATATTACATTTAGTAATGCCAAATGAAGAATTTAAAATTGCTAAAGGCAACAAGGGTAAACTTTACTATTCAATTTATGTAGATCCAGATAGTGGTGCTATTTTAAAAGAAGGTGGTTACGAAGAATTTCCTTATGTAGTACCAAGATACTTAAAAGCATCTAATGAAATTTATGGAAGATCACCTGCTATGAATGCTTTAGCAGATGTTAAGATGTTAAATACAATGTCTAAAACTACGATTAGAGCTGCACAAAAACAAATAGATCCTCCGCTGCTTGTACCTGATGATGGTTTTCTTTT